TTAAAATGATAGGTATTGTTGATGGAGATGTTTTAATCTATAGAGCATGTCATAAATCTATAAAAGATAATTTAGATGTTACTAAAACTTTTGACAATATTTATAAAGAAGTAAAAGACGAAATACAGTGTGATGAATACTCATTACATGTATCGGGTCATGGTAATTTTAGAAAGAAATTAAATCAACAATTTATTAATTACAAAGGTAAACGTAAAGATAAACCTGAAAATTTTATAATATGTAAAGATTATGTTACAAAAAAATATAAACCTACTACTGTAAATTTGTTTGAGGCTGATGATACTGCTTCAGTAGAAGCTACTAGATATTTAAAAAACGGACAACCTTACATATTAATAACTGTTGATAAAGATTGGCAAATGATTGGGGGTATGTTTTATAGTTTAATGCATAAATATATAAAACCTATATCTAAATTTGAATCATGTGAATTTTTACACACACAATTATTAACAGGTGATAGTGTAGATAATATACCAGGGATACAAGGTATAGGGATTATTAAAGCTAGTAAAATATTAAAAAATAAAAATTTAAAAGAACAATTTGATTCTATAATTAAAACTTATAAGAAACATCATCCTGATGATTATGAAGATAGGTTAAATTATATGGGTAAAATGTTATTTTTAATTAAAGATTTTAAAGATAATTCTGATTGGAATATAGATTATTGGAAGAGGTTTATAAATAATGTCTAAACGTGAAAGTAATTTAAAATATTATAGATCTATATCAGGTATATGCAGCAGATCACTTAATCATTGTAAAGATAGAGTTAAAAGAAATAATTTAAATTTTAATATAGATTTAGATTATTTAAAATCTATTTTTCCTAAAGATCGTAAATGTCCTATATTAGGTTATGAAATGAAACCATCTCAAGGTCTTGTAGGTGGTAATAAATATAGCCCTACATTAGATAGAATAAATCCTAGATTAGGATATGTTAAGGGTAATGTAGAATGGGTTTGTATGTTAGCTAATAAAATGATGAGTAATGCTGATAATGAAGATTTAATTAGATTTAGTAAATGGATCAGTAAAAGATATAATTGTTAATAATAAATGAGAGGTAATATAATATGGGTAAGAATACTAACTTCATAAAGCACACTAATTGTGAGGCTTGCGGATCATCAGATGCAAATGCTGTTTATTCTGATGGATCTGCTTTTTGTTTTTCTTGTAAGAAAACACAACCTAAAGACACACAAGATACTGAATTACAATTTAACATTGTTCAAACATCTTTAAATTTAGATGAAATTTCAGAACTTCCTGTAGATACTTTTAGGGGTATATCTAAAAAGATATTGTATAATTCTGGTGTTAAAGTTGAGTATGATGAGAATAGAAATATTATCTCTCACTATTATCCTATAACAGTTAATAAAAAAATTAAGGCTTATAAAAAAAGAATTGTAGCTACTAAAGATTTTAGAGTTGTAGGTAAAGCTGAAGTTCCTGATTTATTTAATCAAGTTAATTGTGGTAAAAGAAAAAATTTATGCATAACAGAAGGTGAAGTTGATGCACTGTCAATACTAGAAATGTTAAGTTCATCTAAAGCACAATTTGATGTAGTTAGTATTGTTAACGGTGCTCAAAGTGCTAGACGTAATATTGCATCTAATTTAGATTTTATAAATAAATACGAAAAAGTATTTTTAGCATTTGATAATGACGAATATGGTATTGAAGCATCTAAAGATGTAGCACATATAATTAAACCAGGTAAAGCTTATATAGTAAACTCTATACATAAAGATGCTAATGAAGCTTTAGAAAAAGGATTAGGTGATAATTACCTTCAAGATGTATGGTCAAGTAAGGCATATAAACCTGATAGTTTTGTATCTGGTGAAAAAGTATGGAAAGCATTTAAAGAACGTACTAACACTGAGTCCGTACCTTACCCTGATTGTCTTCAAGGATTAAATTCAAAATTATTAGGTCTTAGATTAGGTGAAATTACATTATTCACTTCAGGAACTGGTTCTGGTAAATCTACTGTTGTTAAAGAAAACATATTAAATTTATTAGAAAAAACAGAAGATAAAATAGGTTTAATATCTTTAGAAGAATCTATAGGTGATACTGCTACAAGATTAATTGGTATGTCTATTAATAAAAATATTAGATTTCCAAAAGATGTAACTGAAGAGGAAGCACGTAAAGGTTATGAAAAAGTGTTTGGTGATGAGAGATTAATTCTTTTAGATCATCAAGGATCTGTAGGTGATAGTTCTTTACTTGATCGTATAGAATATTTATCTGCTTTAGGATGTAAGTATTTAATACTTGATCACATAACTATAGCTGTAAGTGAAGGTGCTGAGGGTAAAACTGGTAACGAAGCTGTAGATAAAGTTATGAGTTCATTATTAAAAATAGTTAAAAGATATAATATACATTTAACGTTAATATCACATCTAAGAAAAAGTTCTGGAGATAGTAAATCATTTGAAGAAGGTCGTATGGCTAGTTTAGATGATATAAAAGGATCTGGAAGTATAAAACAAATAAGTTTTGATATTGTAACTTTTGCAAGGAACATGATGGCTACAGAAAAATCAGATAGAAATATAGTAAAGTTTGCTGTGTTAAAATCTAGATTTAGTGGTCTTACTGGTCATTGTGGTCAAGCGACTTACAATAATGACACTGGAAGGTTAAATTATAATGAAGATAATTTAGCTTTTAAAGAAGTGATATAAACCGATTTCGGTTAGAAGTTAGAACTGCATGTAAGACCTTTAAGGCAACAGCTAACAGACAATGGTACAAGGATGAGTAATAGGCACTATCCTCTCTAGCCTACATCAGTACTAGTAAACCGAAGCAGCTGAGCAACCTGCTAAAAAGGCTCATAAATAAAGGATATATGAAAACAAAAAAATATAAACCACTACCAAATAATTTAACAATACAAAAATCTGATATTAATGGCTTAGGTATATTTGCAACTAAAGATATAAAGAAAAATATTAATTTAGGTGTGATGCATCATATAACTGAATTTAATCATGTTATAAGAACACCATTAGGAGGATTTATTAATCATAGTAATAAACCAAATTGTATAAAAGAAAAAGAAGATTGTTTATATTATGAGGAAACTAATTTAATCACGAATAGATTAATTAAAAAGGGTGAGGAATTAACAGTTAAATACACAATGTATAAAGTTTAAAATATAGGGCGTAATAAAACGCCCATATTTATTCTAATATTAATTTTTTAATTGATTTAGAGCCGTCTATATTTTTTTCGAGTTCAGCCATTGACTTGATGCACTGGTACTGAATATTATTATTTTTATTCGTTCTCATTGCAACACGCTTACCCTTAAGACAATCAGACATCGATTCTTGAATTCTGTGTTCTTTAATTTCTCCGTTAACAATCATAAGTAGTGCTATAATTAATTCCATTAATGACCCCCATTTTGCCTAACTTTATCTTTTAATTCTTCCACATCATTTAAAGCTTTTTCTAATTGTGTTTTTAAAAATTCTATATTAACTTTGTTAGTCATATTTTGTTCTTGATTTTTAATTAACTTTTCTACATCTTCAAACAAAGCTTCTATCAACATAAATTGTTCTTGATCTGTTGGTTTTTGCTCTGATTTTTTAAGAAGATCTGCTTGAAATAATTCTCTAGAAGTTTCTAAACTAGTAAGCCTAGCTGTTACTTCTGTATATGCAAATACACCTAATACAACACCAGCTATTATACCTAGCATGTTTTTAATTGGCATACTTACCAATGTTTTATCTGATATATTCATTTTACTTTTTACCGCCCTTAAATATTTGTGTACCCTTTATACCATATATTGAAGCCACTACAAGAATCCACAAATTTGTGAACCATGACGGAAGCTGCTGGAATTGATCAAAAAATTGTTTTATTTTTTCTGCTGATCCTGGATCGTCACTAAAAACTCCCCACGCAATTACCAATATTGGCAAAGTTAAAATTATTAAAACCGCCTCATCTTTCCAATCTGAATCTCTTGATTGTAATAATTTACCTTGATATTCTGCTTCTCCCGAAGCCATTTTCTGGGCATGCTTATATTGTGCATCAGCCATCATCATTTTTGTTTCCTGCTTTTTCTTAAATATATGTGAGCCTGCAGAAACGGCTAATTTAATTGCTTGAAACCACATGTTAATCTCCTTATTTAAATTGAAACATTCCAATAAGTGCAGCTATTATAGTTGCTATAAAAACTAATAAACTAACTGCACCCTTGCCTTTTGAAACATCTTGCCTAAGACATTTAACTTCTTTATTTAATTCTTTAATACTATCTTGAATAGATTTCATTCTTTCAGCACAAATTTTTTCATGCGAAGATAATCTTATTCCAACTGTTTCTTCAGGATATGATTTAATTATTTTTTTCTTAGGCATTTGATGTTTACCAATCTTTAGTTTTTGATACTAAAGCAGGTGCTTTTTGTGATGCGATTTGTGCATCAAGATTAGCCTTCATATCAGCTTCAGTAGTATCTGAATGTTCT